CCACGCTCTTCTCATGTCTAAGGTGCCTCAGCACGAGATCATTCGTGTTGATTCTGATCTGGTGAACAAGTATTTGCTGACATGTTCACCAGCCAAGGCAGAGCGCTTGCTGGCCGCCTCGCAATCGGCCGAGTGGAGTTACCAGGGAGACACTAAGCATGTGTTCGCGAAGCAAGAGGTGCTTCTCAAAGACCACGGGGCTCAGCCACGTATAGTCTATCAGGGTACAGATATGTACAATTTCCTGACTGGCTGCGTTGTAATGGAACTACAGCGTCGCATGAAAATTTCTCTCAGCCACCAGAACCCCCTCAACACCGGGAATGTTGTCGTATTCGCGTGCGGCAAATCCGGAGAGGAACTGGGAGATGTGATTCATGCAGCCCCTGGCGTGATGTTGGAAAGCGACTTTGCCAATAACGATGGGTCACAGAGTGTGGAATTCCGCCGTCGAGAGGCGATGTTCTATGCAAAGCATGGGGCTCCGGCGTGGTTTGTGCGTGAGTTCGCCAGAAACACGAGTGTTCGTGTGTGGACCCGATATGGGATCGAGGCCACTGTCAATGGGCAGAGGTGGTCCGGAGAGACCACCACTACTACTGGAAACTCTTATGTTGGAAGTGCTCTCCTGCTAGCTGCTGCGTTGCTAGCGGGGGTGGAAAAAAGCACGCACATACACGGCGGGGACGATTTCTTGGGGCTCCTACCCGAGGCGGAGGTCAAGGCTATGGAAAAGGCGATCAGCGTTGTTGTGCCACAAGCGGGCATGCAGGCTAAGGTCCTTGTCCCTCCGTCGCGGCATCATGGCACTTTCTACAGGAAACGCTATGTGAGCGACAAAGTGAGAACTCGTCCCGTTCCCCAGTTCGGGCGCGTGCTTGCCAAGCTCAACCTGAGAGCTAATCGTAACACTCAGGTTGGGGACAGAGATTACATGGCAGGGAAGTATTATTCTGCCGCGTATGAGCACAGGTTCGTGCCCGGGGTGAAGGACTTGCTATTGGAGACGGCTCAGCTTATGAGCGGGAAACCCCACTTCGACGTCAGGTTGACGAAGATGAACGAGATGGGCGGTGTTGAGAATATCGTGGAAAAGGTGAAGAATTCGGATGTGTTGGATCCGGATTCGTTCAGCGATTACCT